GACTGTTATTACTTGCATCATTCTGTTGGAATACGTATGTTTTTCCTCTTTCAAGATTTAAAAATGCTGGACTAGATCCATCAAATAAGAATTTTCCATTAGAAACTGTTACAACATATGTTACAGTTGCTGGAGTTACTACTTCAGGTCTAGCACCTGCCAATTCTATATTTGTTTTATATCTAAATCCAGAAGTTTCTAAAACAGCACTTCCAGCAGCATTATATCCATAAGGACCATAAATGGGATATCCATCATAAGACATACCCAAGATCTTAGAATGTCCATCTGTATGTCTTGCACGATCAATAGTCGCAGGATCGTTTGAATCACTTTGATAAAAATTATCAGTATAATAAGTATTTGGTCTAGCAGTATTATCAACTGTAGAATCAAAAATCATATATCCTTCATCACCTTCATATCCAGACATATATCTGTGATATGCACAATGATAATAAATCTTTGCCGACTCATCCGCATTCATTATGAATAACGGTTGATATATGTTTTCATAATCAGCAGCTGGTGCTTGTGTTACTCCAGTGCTCTTATAATAAAGTGTACCAGGACTTGAATTTAAAGGACCATCTGGAGTAGTACTGAATCTCATTGGATGACCATCAGCACCATGAGTATTAGAACTATCGGATTGATTCCAAATAATCAAATAATTCCTTTGAACTTTAACGTTCTCAGGAGACATATAATATTTTCCTGGAGTAAATGGACCAAACTCACTTGCTTCTGTTCCAAAATCAATATAGAAAACACCATCTGTAAATGTTCTAGGAAGTTCACTAATAGTAAAGTTAAATCCATTAGATCCTAAACACCCATCACCCTGAGAAAATGTTGCAGAATCAGCAAGATCTCTAAGATATACTCTTGTTACAACACCCTGATTATTTCTAACAACTTTAGATATTTCACCTCTAGCATTTCCAGCAATTTCATCAACTAATCTACCAACTTCAATAGTTCCTAATGTCTCATCAACATTATTAACTGTTAGCATAATATTATCATATTCTACTTTAATATTCCAAGTAAACGGTCTTAAAAGACCCCAATCAAATACACCATTATCTAATTCAAATTCATTAATAAGTTTATTTGAATGATAATATTTGATATTATTTTCGGTAACAACATCATACGCATCGTTACTCTTAACGTAATTATTTTTAATCGCATCAATAGAATGTCCTGGAGGAGCATTACCATCTGGACCCCATTCTGGAGTATGTAATAATCCACCATTCGCTAAAATACCAAGAACCTTATCTGGTTGATTTTCTCTAGTACCAGGATTAGGAACGTCTTTACCACCTCTGTAAACAAAAGTTTGACTAAATGATCTATCTACTAAAGGTCCGCCACCTGGAGCTGCCTCTGCTTCTGTCCAAGTAGGTTTTGGATGATTGTCTGATGCAATAGCTAATCTATCAGTAGAATTAGTAAATACACCACTAGTTGTAGAGTTAGGATGTGATTGCCATATTCTATTGATATCAAAAGAAGTTACAACATTAGGAGTTTCATCCTGTGGAATAATTTGTAATCGTAAAGGATCATATCCACTACCTCTATCCAGAACTCTAACATGTATAATCTTTCCTGAATCGTCATCAATGATAGGATAAAGAAGAGCTTCTGTGTCTGGGGTTCCACAACCAGACACAGAAAGTTTAGGAGGATCTGATACCGAGTAACCAGACCCACCGTTTAGTACTTCTACTGCTTTAACGCCAAAAGTTTCATCGAAAATTGGGTTAATTACAGCACCAGATCCAGGAACAGTTCTTGCCATTTATATCAACTTACAACGTTAATTTGTCCTTGCATTGAAGCATGGAGAGTACACTGATAATACAGTGTTGTTGGAGCATCCATAGGGACAGTCCAATAGAGAACACTGGTTCCACTACCAGATTGACCAGCAGTATATGGAGTTCCAGTTAAACCCTGTGTGCTCTGTATTCTAAAGGGATGAGCACCACCCATTGTAGTATTATCAAAAGCATAGGTAAAACCTCTACTTACATAAAGAGTTGGGTCATTGGTTGCAGAAGCAAATCCAGGTCCATCAATAGTATAGTCTGTGCTTCCGTTAGAACCCAATTCCCACCATGTAATAGGACTTCTTGTTTTAGTCCAATTTGTTCCATTCCAGAATAAAGAATCACCTTGAATAACACTAGAAACATCAACATCGGTTAAGGATGCTAAAGTTGTAACAAGAGTTCCATCAAAGTTTACTGTGAGTGTATCACCAGATACTGCTGTTGCAATATTAGTTCCACCAGCAATGGTTAATGTATCTGTTGTAGTATTAGCACTTGTTGTACCAGTATCACCACCAACAGTTGCCCATAGGTTTTGTTGACTAGCACCAGCAGCATCATCACCAGGAACAAATTTACCTCCACTAACACTCCACTTTAGAACTTGTCCCTCAGTAGGTGCTGCAGTAGTAATATCAATATCCTTTAAAAGATCAACACTAGAATACTGTGTTAAAACTTTTGCTTGCACATCACCAGCACCACCAGCAGTAATATTAATGTTTACATATGGGTTGTCATCACCATCAACTGTAAAGAAATATCCTGTGTATGTTGCAGCAGCAGGAGCACCAGCAAGTGTGCTAAATTCATTCTTATATTTTACTTTAGTTGGAAAATCTATTGTCCCATCAGTTCCATTGAAAGTATTAGTAATACTTCCATTACCAATAGTTACATTGCCAGTTCCATTGGGAGCAATATTAATATTCCCATTAGATGATGATATAATTGAATTACTATTAACATCTAAAGCAGAAGTTAAATTTAAATAATCTGACGCAACAAAGTTTGTTCCATTATATCGCAATACCTGACCACTACCTGCAGAAGCGAGACTAATGGTTAAATCTGTACCATTACCTAGAGCAGTATATAATTCATTAAAATTGTCATTAACTTTATCACCGCCAGCACGGAGAGTATCTCCAGTGTTGTCGTTAGCATTAGTACCAAGACTTAATAGTTGTTTAGCCATTACTCGCTACAATTTTTAGTTATTTATGGTGTTTCGGGGTCAACTGGTTCCTCTCCGTATAGACTTAAGTCAGGAGCAGTCCAGTTATCATCTACAACTGTTTCTACTGCAACAGCAGGGTTTTGATAACCGCTTCCAGGATTATTAATTTCAACACCAGCAACACCAACTAGTGCTTTAACGTTACCATCAAAACCAGATATAGAATCAAGTCTAACAGTTGGTCTAGTTGTATAACCAGATCCACCTGAAGTTACCTGAACTGTATCAATAGTTCCTGAAGTAATATTTGCTTGTCCTTGTGCATCCTTACCAAAGACTGATCCAAGATAGTCAAAGGTAATTAAGGAGTTAGAAGATTCAATAACAGCAACTTCTCTATCTGAAGTCTCACCTTGGATGTCAATAAAGTCACCTGGTTCAACTGGTGGTACAACTTCAGCAGCATCAACGTCTGCCTCAGAACCAACGTAGGAGAAGGCAACGAATGTTGATCCCACACGAGGAATTTCAGAGAAGATAATTCTAGAACCAACGATCTCGAAACCTACGCCTGGTTCCTGAACAACACCATTTAGTGAAACAATAATGTTATTTTCTGGGAGAATTGTACTGGACTGAACACCTTCAGTTAGAGTTAGTGAGTAGAATACTTCATTACGCTTAAGGTTGAATGACTGACGTAAGGAGTCAAACTCAAAGGATATATCATCTAACTGTCTCAACTTACCAACATAGAATCCTGTGAAGGATGCACCTAAATCTGGTGCTTCAGTAAACTGAATCTGGTTAGAGAACGCTGTATATGCGTTAGTTGCACCTGGAGGTTGTAATATACCATTAAGGAATATTAACATGTGACCTGCAGAATCAGGTAGGTATGAAGTTCCGTTATTAATTGTTAATGGGAACGTAGTTGTTGTTCCATCAAATCCCTTGAAGGAACGTTTAACACGTGCTTTAAGATCAGTAATACCAATAACTACAGATCTATAATTATCAGGACCGATGATATAATCTTTATCATCAAATGTTCCTGCAATATCTGTTAGATATAATCTCTTATTCAATGCGATATCACGAACATCTTGTACTAATGCTGCTGCAGCACCTTCAGTAGTAACAATGGTTAGAATTGATGCGTAACCAACTGGGAAGGAAGCATTTATGCCATAGTCACCTACAATATCACCCTGAGTAAATGATCCTTGATATTCAGCAACATATATGTAACCATTATCAATATCAACTTCAGTAATAATACCGTATGTGTTAGTATCTTGAATACCAGAGACAACCTTATAAAGTCTATTACCTTGAGTAAATTGATTAAGTCCACTTAGAACAGAAACACCAAATCTCTTATATCCACCTGAAGCAATTCTATCACCAACAGTAATATCAAGACCAGCATACTTAGAAACATCGATATATTTCCTAGAAGATGATGGATAAACAACAGCAGTCGATTCAAATGATCCCTCTAGAGTTTCAGTATCAACTGTTAATGTTCCACCAGTATTATCAAGCACAGATGCCTCTGCCTTAATAAATCCAGTAGGTGATGCTGTAGCACTACTTGTATATCCCTTAAACGGAATATCATTCTCAAATACACCCTTAACATCAATAATATGAAGTCTATCTGTTATTAAACTAATTTGAGCAGTTGTTGAGTTTAAAGCA